TCTAGCTTAATTAAAGAATCAACTGTCATTCTCGTCTTGTACGTCTTGTTTCCTAGCTTTACTTCCTTTTCCCCTCGGAATGGATTTGTCATTTAATATCTCCATTGATAATATTTCATCTCTACCACCAATATTTGTTATATTGGCAATCTTTAACTTCACACCATCAATAGTAATATCATCTCCGATTGATATACCCTCGCCATCTGCAAAAGGAATTTCAACCACAGTTATATCGTCATGCCTATTAATGACACTTTTAATTGTGTTATCTAACACAACGATTTCTGAATTAACCCAAGCCATACGTTATACAGTCGCAAACGTAATTGCACCAGATGACTCAAATGTAAAAGAATAAGTTACTTCCCCATTATATTCACCTGCATACTCTAAAGTAGTAAGCATAAAAGAACCAGTAAATGTACCAAAATTTGGAACTAGAAACTGATAATTTGTTAATGCACTTATATTAAACTTACCTTTAAGAGTTGCTTCAGAAGCTGAATCTGTAAAGACACCACTTCCTGCGACTGTTATTGAGTTTACACCACCTTGAGCCAGAATAGTTCTTGCTCCTGCTGAGTCCTTGTTAGTTATGTCAACCATTTCGTCATTCATGGTTAATGTATTTGATCGCATTCCACCAATAGTTGTAAACGTTTCTGGTGAACCTGCATTTCCTATTTTCATAAGTAATGCTTTTCCTTGTTGTGCCGCCATTTTTAACTCCTTTTAGCTATCCATTACAAAGGCTCTAAATCGCATAACAGCGTGTCTTGTTACACCATCGTCTTCTGCTATTTCCGTAGTAAACTCACATCTTAAATTTACCAACGAAGCACCAGACACGCTGATGCTTTGATTATGGAGTAATAAATAAACCTGTTTTTCTATAGTTTTGGCTTCTTTCATTCCTCTATAATTACTATATATGTCTACATTAAAAATGTAATCTCTGCCATCTAAATCTTTAGTTGCACCATCATTTGTACTTTGTGACCCAATTATTACCACAGGCAAAGTCGTATCATCTGGCACAGAATCAAATATTCCTGTTACTAAATTATTTAAAGAAGTTACATTTAATGCTGAATATATAGCTTCTTGTAATGCAAACCCATGATACGCCATTTATACCTCTAAATTTATAGTACCATAATATGTAAAAGTTATCATATAATTTATTTTTCCTTATCACTACTTAATGGGTGGTCTTTAGGTAACAAATCCCTATCAAACTTACCTCGTCTATATCTTCCACTCCTAACAGCAAATAAAAAAGCATTAACTCTAGCATAAGCCCATCTATCTGCTCCACCAGAAGCCCTTACACTTGGTCTTACTGAAGTTGGATTAGTATTATAAGCACCTACACCTCTCCTAAACACAGCTTCAAGCATACGAGATGTTACTCTTTTGCCTTTTTTATCGCCATGTTTATCATTATGTTCTTTTACTTTTTCTTTTAATCCATCTTTTACTCTTGCTGATAATTCTGCTTTTTGTGCATAATATGCTTGTGTAGCAACTAAAGGTATTAATTCATCGTCAATAGCTTTTGTTTCTTCTTTAATTTTATTATTTAATAATTTTAAAGATTTTATAAATTCATTAATCATATTCCATCCTTTACTGCTTTTTCAAACATTCTTCTATATTTACGTTTACCTTGTTCTAATGCAGGTTGCATAAAAGGTCTTGCTCTCATATTTAATGTACCAAATTCTAAAAATTTAGAATAATCTGCCCTACTTTCTACAGATGCACCTAATTGGTCACCATCCATAATTAAATGTATATTACTAGCTAAAAAACCAGTATCTGATGCAGGTGGACTGCCCTCTTTAGAAATTCTTATAGTTCTAGGTGGATTAGAACGTTTTACTTCACCACCTGCTCTAGCATTTTGTAATATACTATTTACAGCAGTATTTCTTGTTTCATTAGCAGTAATCCTTACAGTCTTTCTTAAATTAGCAAGAGTTTGTTTAGACATTTTATTAATTTTATCTTCAAATTCTTTTCTGTTAATAACTTTTAATCTAACTGTCATCAACCCCACCCTCTGAACATTTAAAGATTAAGAACCTATCTCTTTCTCCAACATCTATAACAGACTTAACTGTAAATATTCTAGTTGTGCCACTATCAGACCAAGATATTCTCATCTGACCACCATTAGCTTTAAAATTTATATTTGAATAATATCTTGTATATATATCATGTGTTAATGAATGATCTAATCTTCCTGCTTCAAGGGTTTCTTGTCCAGAACGAGGAACTATTTTAGCAAACAATGTTCTTGTTGTATTGAAAGATGAAGTAAAACCACCACCACTATCTGTGCTTCTGCTTCTTGTTTGTAGATTTATTGAATGACGTAAATCGCCAATGTAAGGATATTTAGCCATTAGCCTAACCCTATACCAAACCTCATGGCTCTATAAGGCTTCCATAAAGCATTTACTAAAGATGGTATCTCACTAACACTTTCGCCCTTTATGGCTAAATCTGGATTTTCAAAGAAATGTGATGCCATAATTATAGCACCTTGTCTTATAGCATTAGGAACATTTGATGTAGCAGTACCATATCCTGCAACATAAGTAATCTCTATTGCATTACCTACTCTAAGCATATCATCCCAAGTTTCACCAGTTCTTAATATAACTCTGCCATATTCACTAGATGTATCCACATAATAACGACTACTAGCCATAGTTGTTGCTGTATCGCTATCATTAAAGGTTTTTACATGAGTAACGCTTACAAGTGGACTAAAGGGCAAAGAAACGCTACGTTTTCTATACTCAAGAAATGGTCCTACAGTTATACCCTCTTTATCAGGCAAAACACTATCTGCAAAAGGTATATTATCTAAAGATAGTTTAAGAGTTCTGTTTATTAAAGATTTTTGTAAATATTCTTTGGCTATACCTATTGAAGCATCTTTGCATACACCAATTAATGTATCGTGTGTGCTGTCGCTTGATGCAATTCTTAACTGTGCTTTAACTTCTGTTGTAGAAATTAAATCAGTTTGTTCTTCTGTAATGACTTTAACACCTGCCATCTATTTTTTCTTTGGTGCTTTTCCACCCTGCCATGCTTCATTGACATCTGGAGTGGTTTTATCATCAGCTTTTAATTTGCCATCTAATGTTCTTGCTCTTTTAATTTCAGTAGGAGCGACTACTTTTTTTTCAATTTTATCACCAATTAATTCAGCACCATTATTATCAATAAATACTTGTGCTATAGTTTTTTGCCAATCAGAAGACATCATATAGTCTTGTCCTGCCATATATTGCATAGACAAAGAACCCATACTGTTTGATGCACCATTCATAGTTTTTAACATTTTTATTTTCATTGGTATCTCCTAAATAGGAACTGACCCCCATAATTGAGAGTCAGTTCTTAAAAAGTTAGGCAGTAGCAGTTCCGTTTTGACTTCCTGCTTCTGGCTTATGTATATCTGAAGTAATTGCATTAACTGCCATTGGGATACCTGCTGAATGGTTTCCTGTAGCAACAATTCCAACTCTTACATAACGCTTATTACCTGTGTAGCCGATTTGGTAGTTCTTTTCCTCATCAGCAGGTTGTTTAACCTCTGCCCAAATACCATTGGCATCTACAGCACCAAAACTAACATCTTTAGCATCAATTACATCTGCGTAACCTGAACTAGAAGCGTCAGAGTGTTGTAAAGTAACATGATGCTTTAAACTACCACTTGTAGTTCCACCATGCTCACCAACCACCCACTCAATCATAGCACCATTCTTACCTTTAAGGTCAAGAACAGCAGAATTAACTGTTGTGCCACTTTGAGTGTTGTTTTGTGGGGTATAAAGTTGAGTAGATAATACATTATTAGCTAAATCTTTCATAGACATTATCAAATCTCCCTTATGCTGATACGTTTTGTAGTCTTATAGCTTCTGCCATTACAACTTGACCACCAACTCTACGTCTTGCAACGTATCTGATAGTTCCAGATGTTGCTTGAGTAAATGGGTCACGAAGTATTGCAAGAGAAACTCTATCTACAATAACGTATCCACGATTAAAATCACCAAATGCAATAGGCTTTGCTCCTGCACCTACGTCTGGCATATCAGATGCTTCAATGTATGGCTGACCAAGAATTGTGTTTGGTACACCAACCTGCAAACTGAACCCTGCTTGGAAAACATAAGAGCCATTTGCATCTTGAAGTTTTCTAACAGCACCTAATGTTGCTCTGTTCATAACAAAGACACCATTTCTAGCATAGTCTGTTTTAATAGCTGAATATAAGTCAATAAGACCATTAGCTGTTAAAGCAGTTCCATTGCCTGAATTGGTACTTGCAATGCTTGCATTTTGTAAGAATCCCTCTGGAGTTCCTGCATTAGCACCATTTACAAATGCTGTTCCCTCTGCTTTTGCAAATTGTGTTGCAAATTCAGAAGATAATTCCGCTTCCATATTAAAAGCTGAATCTTCAACATCTTGCTCTGAAATATCAACCAAAGCATACAATTCGTGTGCTGTGATTTCTTCCATGCCATATGTTAGACCTGTTGTTTCTGCTCTTGTTCCTGTTTCAGCCACAAAAGTTGCAGAAAATGTACCAGTTCTTGTTGGTAGTTGTATGCTTCTATTAGATGTTGCTCTAACTCTTGCAATACTTCTTATTGGTGACATTTCAACAACTTGCTTCTGAATTTCAGCAACAAATTCTGGTGGTGCTAAGTATCCTCCACCTGTATCATTTGATACAGTAAGAACCTTATGCTCCATTTGGTCTAATGACTCTCTGCCCTTTCGTAAGTATTTGTCATAGGCTTTTAACGTTAAATCAATTTCCTTTGTTGCTATTCCAACAGAAGGTCTTTTGATTTCAGTTTCAATCCTATCCAAACGCTCACCAAGAGTTTTTGAATCCATCATTTCTTTTGTGAACTTTTGGTTCACATCTTCAAGTGCATCAAGTTTTCCCTCTATCTTAGAAACTTTTTCATCAGTTATTGGGTCGCTTGCACCTAAAGATTCAACTTGCTTAAGACGCTCATCATTCGCTGACTTAAAATCTTCAAAAGTCTTTCCGAATTCTTCAATCACGCCCTTTAGCTCTTGTAAATCTGCCATGAGATTTCCTTTCGTCTTAGGGTTTAATGTTATCCATAATGTTTTTTAATACATTAATGGACGCTGAAATTTCGGTCTGACCATCATCACGATGTTTTGTCAACGTATTTACGAGTGCTTTTGCACAAACCTTTGCTTCTGATCGGCTCATCTCTCCTTCCTCACGAAGGAAAGTTTCCCAATCACGAATAGTCTTATCACAGGCTTTCACCATTGTAACCCTAGCCTTGGGGTTCATTGGAAAAGTAACAAGACTAATCTCCATTAAGTCAACCTCTTTAAGCATACGTCTACGTCTACGCTCATCATAAGATTGCTTATCTGGGTCTGCTTTGTAGCCTATTGATAAGCCATCTAAAGCACCCATTTTCATAAGTTCAAATGCTTCTCTGCCCTGTTGTGTTCCTAGAGCAAGTCTGCCTTTAACTTGTAATCCATCACCATCTTCTGTAATTTTTTCAAATACACCAATAGGTTGGTCTTGCTTGTGTTGCCATAAAAGTTTTACTTGATTTGGTTTTCTTTTTCTTAAACTTTTAGAAAAAGCACCTGCTTCTACAACATCATTACCTAAGTCTTTATTACCAAATATAGAGCCATAACCCTCAAACATACCCTTTTCTTCTTCATCATCTGAATTAATTGCTTTAAATTCAAATGGTACTGTTTGGGTGTTGTAATCTTCTACAGATTTGGTGTTTTCATTATCTAGACCATCTTCCAACATATCCATGCTAGTTTCCTTTCCACTAAAGCTAGTCATACAAACGGCAGACCTCTGTCTATTATCTGGAAACTCTGACCTCATTTTATCATTACTCATGCAACGATTCATAAAGCTGTCTTCCATTTCCCCTGCATTTGGTTTCAATATTGGCATATTAACCAGTTTATATCATACATTTATACTTTACAAAACACAAGTCTAAAAAAAAAGTCAAAAAAACTATAAAAAAGATACAAATAACTCTATTTAAGGGTTTACTTTTATAAATATAAATATTATAATGAATTATATTTAATGCACAGGAGAGAATAAAATGGGAAATCCAGCAGAATACAAAGTAAGCAAATCTTTTTTATCAGATGATTTCGGATATAATATAGCTGTTAAATGGTTTGGTCAGGAAGCAGTTGATAATTTACCTAAGTATACAAAAGGTAAGCATGAGGGAAAGCCTATGGGTTCAGTTAAATGGATTAAAGTTGTAAAAGGTGGTTATGATCCTCAGTATTATTCAAATTCAGGAAGAATAGAAACTAGAAAAGGTTGTGTCATAGGTAAAGCATTATTAAAAACTACTTGGGGTGTAAAGTGGTTTAACACTAACAATGGTTTTAAAACTCAAGATAGTTATAAAAAGTTCGCTCCTACTAATACTTTAGTTGCACAAAAAGGCGATATATCTTTTGAGACATGGGGTTAATTATTTTAATATAAACTACATAAAAGGGTTTACTTTTATATTTATAAAGATTATAATGAATTATAACATAGCACAGGAGAAACAAATGTTAAATTTTACTACTAAAAAAGAATATCAAGGTTCTAATCTAGATCAACTTAATGGATTAGGTAATGAGTTTTGTACTTTTCATCAAGCTGTTGATTATTTCAAGTTAACAGGTAAAGAATTAAAAGGTGCTAAGTCATGTGCCAGATTAATGAAAATTGTTGAAAGAGAAGTTTTTGATAAAATTTCTAAGAAAAAAGAAAAAAAGAAAGTTCCAGTTTATTTTAATGTTTTTGAAAAGAATCATTTAATATCTGTACTTACACAGAATGGAATAGAAATTTAATTTAACAGGGGGTGAAATTCCCCCAACTTTTTTAAGGAGAATAAAATGTATGAAGTTTATAGCATAAATGAAGATGATACTTTAAGCCACAAGGAACATCTTAATAATTTTGAAGAAGTTAATCATTGGTTAGTTAACGATGCTTATTATAAATATAGCTATGTTAAAATTATAAATGTTCAAACAGGTAATTTCAGAGA